GTGCCGGCGACGGTGAGCCCGGCGTCAAGACGATTTGGAAAGGGCTAAATCAAGTGCACGCCTCGGCAGAAACACTGCGCGCCCTACGCGATGGCTTGGGCTGACGGACTTATGTATAAGGGAATGCGTCATGAGCGCCCTTACGCCAGCTGACAGCAAAATGTTCGGTAGGTTATGGTGGGCACAGCCACTTCCCGCACGCTACGCATCGATCGACGCTGCTAGCGTCGGCCTGTCTGTGCAAATCGAAGTGTGCAATCGCGGACTCAACCTGGATGATACGGTCCGACATCGCATTACGTGGCGTGGTACTGCTGAACAATTTGGGGCGACGAAGACATTCCCGAAAGGTGTTTCCGCCAAGCTGAGTTCGGGGCGATTCGTCTATCCTGGCCAGTTGCGGGGCACAGTCTATCCAGGTGGCATTGGACACTACGTTTTCGTGATCGAGTTCTGCTACCTTCGCAGTAAGATCTGGGCGCGCCGCGAAGCAAAAGCTGCATTAGCAGACGAAAGCTATTTGGATTTTCGCGATGCGGTAATGGCGGGTTTTCCTCTAGCGGACGTAAGCGGGGATGACGTTAGAATTCTGTCCGGTGGTTTACGATGAGCGCCCCCACAACGTAAGCTGCGCAGCCGGTTCTCGACCCTAAGGTTGCTCTGTTGGCCGCCTCCCCTTGGCGGGCGACCGCGGCCAGCAGAATAACCTCGAGATGCATAAGGCACCGCACAGCGTTAGCCAGTGTCTATAAATGTCCTTTCCGTCTGGATGAAGAAGGTTAGCGTAGACTGTCATAACGCTAAAAGTAAGCGTAGGGGATTTTCATAGATAGTTTTGCTGCGTATAGAAGTGAGATTGTATGTTCGAAACTGAGAGGCAGTGCTTGACCTATAATCCGACACCTCGACGGGTGGCGCGCCGAGTATTGAAGCAACTTAATCAAGTGTGGATATCGTGGAACCTGGGAGAAGAGAGTAACTTCAAAGCAGATTTTTTAAAGATCGTGGTTGAGTGCGAGCGACTAGGGAGGTATGGCCCTGTAGGATATGAATGGGGAGTCTCTAGCTACAATGAGATACTTCATGCACGCTTAGTGGCGAAAGATTCTGAAGTTCAAAAGTTGCAGTTTTCTCTTTTAGAGCATGCGTGTGTCTTCGCAATTAAGGCGATGAGAGCTCCTCGTGCAAGCAACGTGGCGTGGTGTCAAGCCTGCCAAGCGGAACATTGGCTCGGCCTACTGATGGGGCTGTTGTCTGGATTTTCTATTCAATTCGAACTTAGTAAGTACTCTACAAAGCAGATTCGGACGATAGAAGCTAAAAGTCGAGCCACTCAACGCTGGGCAAACGATCCCTCGCAAGACGCAAAAATAATTGCTAAAGAATGTTGGGATGCTTGGAAGCGTGATCCTACGCGATACAAGAGCCAATCTAGCTTCGCAATTGACGTCCTCGATAAAGTGCCAGTTGACAAGGAAGGGAGCACTGTCATTACCTTTAATACAATTGTGAAACGATATATCCCGCAATGGCAGGGCCAAGAAAAGTAACTATGGATCGCATAGTTCCCACTATGCGCAGCAGCATGGGAACTATGCGTTTCAACAGGATATCTGGAAATTTGATTCACCTCTAAGATTCGTCTATTGGCCTTCGATGGTCTTGACTAGATGAGTTTGAATCAATATGGACCAAAAACAAAAGCGCAATAGAAAAAATGCAAGCTGCGCTAAAAATAAAAATTATTCGTTACTTGAAAAAGCCCAGCAAAGTCTGTTAAAGTATGTTTCGCAGCGGAAGAAAATTTCTTTCTTCTTTCGCCGCATCACCTTCCCCGCTTGCGGGAGGGAAATCTTGGCCGTATGAACTGAGTAACCGCCACGACGACATCGTCGTAATCCTTTTTCTAAGGGGCTTTTACTTTCGCTCGTGCTGCGAAGAGTAGGCGCCCCTTCATACGGAGCCTTATAAAATGACCCACCTTCCCGCAAACGGATACCTCAAACTTTCCCACATTCTTGGCAATCCCAAGGCAAACCCTCCCATTCCCGCAATTATCCCAGTCTGCAAAGCCACCTGGTTTGCTGGGCAAAAAGGTCCAAATCCTCGATTTCCGAAGCCGATTCGCATTGGCAACGGTCGCGGCTCGTTTTATCGAGTCGAAGATATCCGCGCCATTCTGAACCCCGCTTAAGGATCATCCATGACTACTCAAACAGCCGCAGGCTCGCAGCCTGCAGCAGGGACTCTGCACGTCTCCGCTTTGCAAATTAACGGCATCACTATGGCGCCGATTGAGCATAACGACCAACGCGTCATGAGCTTGACGATGATCGACCAAGTACACCAGCGTCCGGATGGAACGGCCGGCCGGAACTTTCGCGAAAACCGTGGCCGCCTTGTCGCTGGGGAGGATTTCTTTGAGATCGACCAGCCCGACGAAATTCGTCGCCTTGGTTTTTCGCGACCGCAGGGAGGTGTTCCAGCAATGGTCCTCCTTCTAACCGAAACCGGCTACAGCATGCTGGTCAAATCGTTCACTGACGATCTGGCTTGGCATGTGCAGCGGCAGCTGGTGAAGTCGTACTTCACGAAGCCAGCACCGGTCCTCGATCCGCTTGCGGGCCTCCCACCCGAGCATCGCGCGCTCGTGGCGCTTATGTGTGACAACGCGAGCATCAAGGCTCGGCAGGTTGAGCAGGCTCAGGTACAGGCAGAGCAGGCGACTGCGTTGACGATGGTCGACCAACGCGTGAGTGACATGGCAGACAGCATGCTCTTGCTGGCACGGCCAGCCGGCGCGGAGTCGATCGTGCATATCCGGGCGCGCATAAATAGACTTTACGGCTTGCCCGCTCGCATCGTCGACGAGGTGTTGCGGCAATCGCCGATGGCTCCGAAGCCGGCCGGCATGGTGAAGAACGCTCGTGAAGAGGCTCAAGGTGCCAGCTATGCGGTTTTCTGGACTAAGGATGTGTCTGCCGTGTTTTCGCGATTTGTTAACGAGTGCAAGCACGTCACCGTCACTCAGGCAACGCATCCATACATTACAGGCCGCTTTAAGCTGGTCGCAGCGGGGCGGTACGCATGAGCGCCGTCTTTTTGAATCCACGGGTTTCAAAGCGCCCGCCACCGTTGTCGGACCAGCTGCGTGCCCGTGTGCTGGACCTGCGCCGCAGTCACTCGCTTAGCCGCGTCGCAGCGCTGACGGCCCTGCCGCTGGGAACAGTGAAAACGATCTGCTCACGGTCGGGCGCCTTCCGTGACAACGAGCAGCACCGCGCGTTGTTCACGCTGCCGCCGATCAAGCTAAGCACGAATACCGGGGTTTCAGTGCCGGAGCTTCCGCCGCGCAAAGTGGTCACGGGCGACAAGGAAATCGACGCAGTGCTTTGGCTGCACTCAGTCATCCGCACCGGCCAGGCCGACCTGATCAGCAAGGCGATGGAAGCGGCCAAGCGGATCAAGACGCCGCTCAAAGAACTGGAAAAACGGTACCGCGATCATATCGTGCGCACGAACCCCAACAACATGTTCGCGGCACTGTCCACCTTCGGGTTTTGTGATCTGGAGGATATGGCAAAGAGCGCCGTCGAAAAGATGGTGCGCCAGAAGGAAGCGCACGCGCGCTTCGGCGACGATGTGTTCGGCTTCACGCCGGCCGAGCAGTTCTGTGAGGATACCCTCGTTGATGTGGGGCTTTGCAAGAACGGCTGGAGTCTCGACGCGAAACAAGTGGATTCACGGTTCGGTGCCCACCCGGCGCTGCGGCCGCACACACTGGCTGACTGCCTGCATGAGCTCAGCTATTGGTCGGAGCTATTCACACTTCGGTATGCGTTCGGCACCGCGGCGGGCGATCCCGGCATGAGCGTCCAGGCGCGCGACGATTACACATTCCGCCTGCTGGCTAAGATCCGTGCACGCACGCCGACGGAGGCGGTGACAGTGCTCCGGCACATGGCCAAGCACGAGCTTATGGACCGGGAAGAGACCAACGATATTTTGCTGAATCTGATCGGTGGGCGTGCGAACGCATGCCTTGGAGGAGGCACCGATGTTACATGAGAAAGCAGCAAGCGCGCTTCATTCAATCGCGCCGAATGAGCGCGCGACTTGGGTACGCATGGCAATGGCCCTCAAGTCCGAGTTTGGCGATGACGCGTTCGATACGTGGAATGCCTGGAGCAAAGGCGCGGGGTCGTACTGTCGAAAATCCGCCCTAGCCGTGTGGCGAAGCATTGGCTCTGCCGGACACGTTCGAATCGGCACCCTATATCGTGAAGCCGCAGCGAATGGGTGGCGTTATGCCGAGGATGGGCTGATGCCACCCATTGCGAGGCGTGATGAGTCGGCGAGCGAGGCCGATGTCGATGTCGATGTCGCAGAGGATGCGCGCAAAGCACGCGCTGCTGTTGCCGCCGCGGTGGCAGCCAAAAAATATTTGACTGAGTGCCAGCCGAAAACGCATCCGTACCTTGCATCGAAAGACTTGCCGAATGCGATCGGGTTGGTGCGCGGCCCGGCCCTTATCGTACCCATGTACGATTTTCTGACGGGTGAATTGGTCGGCACGCAGCGAATAGATTGGCTCGCGGAAGAGCAGCGCTGGGCCAAGCGCATGGCCTGGGGGATGCGCGTAAAGGGCGCGGCGCTCAGGCTGGGCAATCAGAGGGCGCAGGAGACGTTTTTTTGTGAGGGACTGGCAACCGGGCTATCCATCGAGCTAGCGCTGCGCAGGCTGCGTTTAAACGCGTCAGTGGTGGTTTGCTTCAACGACTGGAACCTCGCCCACGTCGCTTCGCTGGAAAAGGGGCGCGCTTTCGTCTTCGCAGACAACGACGGCTCGCTCGCCGGAGAAAACGCCGCGAAAAAAACCGGCCTTCCGTTCTGCATGAGCGACGTCGTCGGCGAAGACGCGAACGATCTGCTGCAGCGTGCCGGCGTCGTCGAGCTTTGCCGGCTGATCATCGATGTCAGAAGGAGGTCAGGATAATGGCGAACCCATGGTTTCGCATGTACGCCGAGTTCGCCCACGACCCGAAAGTGCAGATGCTCCCGGAGGTCATGCAACGCCGGTACGTAATGCTGATGTGCATCCGTTGCGGTAACGATCTTGAAACGTTACATGAAACGGAGATCGCGTTTTCGCTGCGTATCGATGCAGTTGCATTGGCCGAAACGAAGACGGTTTTCTTGGCAAAGGGCTTCATCGATGACCACTGGAGGCTGCTGAATTGGGAGAAGCGTCAATTTATCTCCGACACCAGTACAGCCAGGGTAGCGAGGCATCGCGCGGCAAAGAAAACGGTCGCGAAGCCCAAGCCGAATTGACCCGAAACGTTACAGAAACGGTTTTGTAACGCCCTAGAACAGAACAGAAGAGAACAGATATTGCGACGCTTCACGCGCAATAACAATCAACCCCGAGTACCAGAAACAAGATTCAAGACCAAGAACAACGGCCACACCAAAAGCCAGGTCAAGAACGTAAGAGCACTCGACGCAAATTTAACACGAGGAAGAAATGATCGAATACATCAACAAGCGCCTGATCGAATGGTCGATCTGGTGCAAGCGCCGTGATGACGGCGGGCTTGGGTACCCATCGAAATCCAACTATTGCAGCCTGGTCCAGATCCACGGCGCCGGTGGTGCTGGCCCGATCACCGAGGCTGCGGCCGCGCTGGAGATCGAGAGCATTATCATCGCTATCCGCAAGGCGAACCCAGCACAGTACGAGGTGGCCAAGTGGTTTTACTTGGCCGGCAATTTCACCATCAAGCGCATCGCGCAGGAATTGAAGTGCGGCGAGTCGACCGTCTATAACCGCCTGCATGCGTTGCACTTGGCGGTGATGGATGGCCTGCACGATATCGAGATCGAGGCGCAGGACCGCGCCGAAGAGGCCAGGGCGGCGCAACGATTTAATCCGCTTGCCAAGTTGGAGGGTTAGGGTTATATTGTGCTACGCTTGCTTATCTGTACGAATCGAGCGAATCAAAAAGCCCGCACCGAAAGGTAGCGGGCTTTTTGCTTTCATGGCAATAGAAAGCGTATGATAGTTCTTTCTCACAATGGGGGACCTATGTCGCATGCAAGTTACTTCCACTTAGAGCAAGCCGTTAAGGAAAAGGTTGCGGAGGAGAGGAAATTAGACGTTTCCATGCAACGCTTTGCCGATGAATTCGAGAGTTCGTTAATATCTCTGCTGAGCGCGCCGCCTAACACGGTGTGCATGGGATCAGTGGATGAGGACGGCGCTTTCAGACAAAAAGTGGCCGGACGCGTTGGGTGTAGACTTGACCGTGCTGTGTCGGTCGTCTTTGCCGACGAGTTGAAGTTCGCTCCTGTTGTAGTCGAACTGCATTTTGCCGAGCAAAACGGTAAGATGAGGGCCGCGATCCATGGTGAGTTGGCTCAAGCAATCGATTATGACCCTGTCATTGATGTGGCGGCATTGCATCAGTTCGTACAAACCGTAATTGTCAAAATTCAGCGACTAATTGAAGACCGCTACTTATAGCGGTGTTTGGCCAACCCGGAAACCACCCACGAGGTGGTTTTTTGCATTTGCGCCGCCGTTTTTCACGCGCGACGTGTTCAGAATTTGCCAGCCAGGTGCTGCTAACCGAGCTCGCGGACGCGCACGCGACGAAGTGGCCGACTCCCTCACGAAACGAGGGGCAACACGCATGATGATTGCAGGCCGCGCTTCAATGCGCACAAGCACCGGATCAATAACCCGCGCAGTCGTCATGCCTGTTGGCGAATGCTTTGGCTGAGTCCGGCCTAAGGTTGGCGCAGATAAGCCCCAAGAGCGCGTTCTGCAAACGCCATGCTCCATGAGGTACATGGGTTCGAATCCCATAGGCAGCCGCCAACACCAATCTCCCTCAGTTCGCTACCAAGCGTTCTTTCGCCGCTGGACGCACACGCGATCGCGGCTCTTCTTATTTGGGACTCCCATGACTACTCAAGACGCTGCACAGAATATCGGCACGCTTAGGCTCGGCCCGGAATTAAAATACCTGCCCGAAGTCCTGGCGGGACTGGAGCAGATCAAGGTGGCGGCGCAGGAGGCTGCGGCTGCCGTGGCATCAATTGGCGGGCAGGATGCGAGGGTGCACGATGCCATCTATCGCCAATCTGCTGCTGCGGGGATGGTAGTTGCTCCTTACAAGATTGATGCCGCGGCGGCAGCCTTCGCAGAGCAGTGGGTTAAAGAGGTACGGACTGGCCGCGACGTGCTCGGTATGCTGCCTCGCACTGCTGATCAGTTCGCTGCGGCGTTCGTCCGTTTTATCGAGGGGGCTACTCCATGGGCGGCGAGTCCTCCAGGTCAAGCTTCCTGAAGATTTCAGCCCTTCGATTCAAATGTGCCGCTGCAAATTCACAGGCCATGGCCTGCATGGCAAGCACGGAGTTGTTCGCATTCGGGATTGGGATGTCGAGCGTGATGTAACCATCAAGATCAGTTTCGTAGATTGTGTGCAAATGAATCATTCCGTCCTTTTGCTGCAGTTTAATGTCGTGCGCCATTGAAATTCCTCGCGTAATTGTTGTATGGAAATGACAAGGTAACACGTGGGCCATCGCAGTAATTCTTTTTGAGGCGGTCAAGGCCCGAGCGGCAGGTAACTTCACACCCCCCCAGCACACACCAGGTACACCCCATGAAGCAGCACCACTGGCACGACCTGATCGTGCGCTCAGTACAGGCCAAGGATGAGCGAACCATCGACTCCCTGGCCAGGCACCTCGCCGAGTGCGAGACGGCCAAGCAGATCCTGCAGGCCAAGGGTTACGGCACACAAGGGCAGGGTATAGAAGCAACAGCGCGGCTCGTTCCGCATTCAAGGGATTGAAGATGAAAGATGTCGTTCTGGGAATTGATTTCGCGCGCGCTGTAGCAGAGCACTTCAACCTGCCAGGCGATGCGACTGACGCGAACATGGTCATGGGTGCTGGGCCTAACGAGGTCTTTGGCGTCCGCCTCAAGCTCATGCTCTCGCCCGATGATGTCGCCGCGATTGCTGCGCGCATGGGCGGCGTGGCCCCAACGACTCAGCCTAAGCACTGGGCTGGCAAGGATCAAGCGCTGTCGTACGTTCGCGCCGATGGGGTGGAGCAGCACATCAGGGTGAGCGACAACAACGCGGCGATCAGCAACTTCGATGCATGGATGCGCGCCCGCACCGAGGCAGCACACGCCGCGTACATGGCTCGGCACATCGACGGCGGCCAGGATTACCAATGACCAGCGCGCATATCCGAATGCAGGACATTGGACGGAAGGTTGATCTGTTGCGTTTCTCCGTGGCCGAGGGACGACGCCAAATAGTAAGGGCCGGGCCTGATCTCACTGCGTCGATCTTTGATTCCATAGAGCGCCGGGTCGCCGATATCGAAGCTGTACTTACTGTACGTCAGGGTATTGTTTCTCAAGCTGATGCAGAAAATAGCTGAAATCAATATTTACGTCGTAAAGGCAGGAGTGCCACCTGGAAGTGATGGGGTGCGAGTTGGTTGCAACCCTAAAGTTCGCAGAGGCGCCGCGTAAAGCAGGTTCGAAGTAGGCGCGCTCGGTGCTCGTCTGAGGATCGCGGTTATCGCGAACCTTCTTCCGCTTTGCTGCCGCCTTGATATCTGCCTTGAGCATAACCAGCTTGCTCTGCAGCTCATCTTTTTCCTGGCTGGTAATGCTGCGACGGTCTGCGATTGCAGTCATGATTTCGTCTATGCGTTCGCTGTATGAGCGCAATGCCAGTATCACATCGCGCGCTTCCGTTTGCTCGTTCATTGAATTTTCCTAGATGTGGACCTTAGCGCCAACCCGGCGAGTTAACAAGTCTACAACGTTTACAAGGCCTACCCGAAATGGCGTGGAGTAAAGAGAGCCGACAGTCGCGCGGTTATGGCGCAGCATGGGACCGAGTCCGCAAGGTAGTGATGCAGCGGGATGGGGGCCTGTGCCAGGTCTGCCTCAAGGCGGGCCGCTACGGCGTCATCGCGTACGCAGTCGACCACATCGTCAGCAAGGCCAAGTGCGCGGCGTTACGGTGGTCTGATGCACGCACAGACGACCCCAGCAACCTTCAGGCGATCTGCGCACCGTGCCACGAGGTGAAGACCGAAGCAGAGCAGGGGAAGACAAAAAGGGAGAGGGTCGCCTTTGGTCAGGACGGCTGGCCTTCCGTTTCCGCCTCTGATTCCTAGACTTCTTCTGTATAGAGCGGGACACTGACATCAACTGTAGTCAGAATTTCTTTCAAGATCGCCTCGCGGCGCAGTACCGCAGTCTCGTGCATAAAACGATCACGGCCGGCAGTCATGCTAAATGGCGTAGCAATCATTGCGTTTGTTGCGTCGAGTGCGGTCGACAGCGCGTTCAAGCGGGCCGAGGTTGCGTTTTCCTTTGCCTGCTCTGCCATTTGCTCACGGGCCTCTTTCAGTTCAAGGCGTTGACTCAGCAGGCTGATCACGAACAGGACCAGCGACAGGAACGATAGCAATGGGTTCAGCGTGCCACCGAGGTAGTCACCGAACTGTCCCCATCCTTCCTGATCGGAATCAAACACCGAGCCAAAGTGCTCTACGTAAGCGTAAATGGCAAAAAGAAGCGCGGTAAGTCCAATGCCGAAAATGCCGTACACATACCAAAAGAGCGGGTCTTTTCCGATACGACGCATTGCAGCGCGCGTACTGGATTCAGGGCCAGACGAGCTAGTCATTTACATCCTCCTTGAATTGATCTAAATGCAATATTGTAGCAGGGGAGGGCGGGTCAAAACCTCGGGGGAATGCCCCTTACGGGACCGCGCTCACCCTCGCATTTAACGCTAACCCACAAAACGCCGGGAAAACATGACGACCAAGACCAAACGGACGAGGGCCGACTCCGCTGCCAGCGCCGTCAAGGCGATGGTCGACGCCGCACAGCCCGACCTTGCAGTACCCGATTACGTGACGCTGACCGCCTCGGCCGTGCCATTTTGGGCCGGCGTTGTGCGCGCGCGTACGCGAGACGAGTGGAATGACGTGGACTTGGTGGTGGCGGCGCAGCTGGCGCAGTGCCAGGCCGACATTGCCGAGGAAGACGACGCGCTGCGCTGCGAGGGACGCGTGATCAAGAACGAGCGCGGCACGCCGGTGATGAATCCGCGCACAACGGTCATGGAGCAACTGGCCCGGCGCGAGATGGCGCTGATGCGGACCTTGCGCATGGGTGGCCGGGTCGCTGGCGACTCGCGTGACCAGGCTGGCAAGCGGAAGATCGAGCGCGAATCACGGAAGCTGCGCGGCGAGCTGGAGGAGGAGGGCGATGGCCTCCTCGCCACGTAAGACGAGACAGCCGAAGCCTGCCGAGATCGACGTTGAAGAAAAGTATTGCACCAGGAAGCCGCTGACCCGAGGCGAAAAGGTCTGCGCGTTCATCGAAAAGTATTGCCTGGCGCCGGAGGGCGACCACATCGGGAAGCCGATCCGGCTCGAGCCCTTCCAGCGTAAGTTCATCCTTGAAATTTACGACAACCCGGTGGGCACGCACAGCGCCTACCTGTCGATCGCGCGCAAGAACGGCAAGACGGCGCTGATCGGCGCGATCCTGCTGGCGCACCTGGTCGGACCCGAGGCGGTGCGCAACTCGCAGATCATCAGCGGTGCGCAGTCGAAGGAACAGGCGGCGGTGGTGTTCGAGCTGGCCCGCAAGATGATCGAAATGAGCGAGGTGTTGTCGAAGCTGGTCCGCGTACAGCCAAGCGGTAAGCGCCTGATCGGCTTGGCGCGCAACGTCCTGTACCGGGCGCTGTCCGCCGAGGGCAAGACGGCTCACGGACTGTCGCCGATCCTGGCCATCCTCGATGAGGTCGGGCAGATCATCGGACCTACCGACAAGTTCGTATCGGCCATCACGTCGGCTCAGGGCGCGTACAGCAACCCGTTGCTGATCGCGATCAGCACGCAGGCGCCGACCGATGCCGATCTGTTTTCGACCTGGATCGATGCGCAGACCAGCGCGCCGGACCCAAGGGTCGTGTGCCACGTCTACGCGGCGCCAGCAGATTGCCAGCTTGACGACCAGAGGGCATGGGCTGCGGCGAATCCCGCGCTCGGCATCTTCCGATCGCTTGCAGACGTGGCCAAGCAGTGCAAGCAAGCGATCGACATGCCGGCCAACGAGCCGGAATTTCGGAACCTGATCCTGAACCAGCGCGTGGAGGCGGTTGCGCCATTCGTTGCGCGGTCCACATGGGAATCGAACAACGGGGCACCTGGCGATGCGGCTGGGTTGAAGGTTTGGGCCGGCTTGGACCTGTCCAGCGTCAACGATCTGACCGCGCTTGTAGGTGTGGACGAGTCCGGCGGTGTGCATTCGTCCTTCTGGCTGCCGAAACATGGCCTGGTTGAGAAGTCCCGCAAGGACAAAGTGCCCTATGACCTGTGGGAAAAGCAAGGTTTCCTCAACACGACGCCAGGCAAGGCCATTGAATACGAGTTTCTGGCCGAGTATTTGCGCGGATTTTTTGACCGATATGACGTGCAGTTAATCGGTTTCGACCGCTACAACATGAAATTTTTGAAGCCTTGGCTGGTGAAGGCTCGGTTTTCCGACGTGGAGCTCGATCGGTTTGTCGAGTTCGGCCAAGGCACGGCCAGCATGACCCCGGCGCTGCGCGACTTGGAAGTGAGGTTGCTGAACGCGCAGCTGCGTCACGGTTCGCACCCGGTGCTCAACATGTGCTGCGCGAACGCCAAGGTGGTGGGCGACAGCGGCGCGAGAAAGTTCGACAAGCGCGCGGCGCGCGGACGGATCGACGGCATGGTGGCGCTGGCCATGGCGGTGGGCGTGATGCCACAGGCCGAAACGCAACAGAGCGGCTCCCTAAACGACTACCTTTCGGACCAATAACGCATGAATCTATTCAGTAAGGCAGCGGCCACCGGCTTGGCGCTTAAAAGCGTGTACTTCTCGATCCGGGATGCCGTCGCCTATCGCGGCGTGCGCGACACAAACAAGGACGTCACGATCAACCTCGGCAACGTGCGCAGCGGCACGCCTGGCGTAGACGCGGCGTTGCAACTGTCGGTGGTCTGGTCCTGCGTGCGCCTCATCGCTGAGACCATCGCCACGCTGCCGCTGATCACCTACGAGCGCAAGGTCGTCAACGGGCGCGAGATCCGCGTGGTGGCCCGCGAGCACCCGCTGTATTACCTGTTGCACGACTCGCCGAACGCCGACATGACGGCGGTGGAGTTCTGGGAAGCGGTGGTCTCGCAGATCTGCCTGTGGGGGAATGCGTACTGCCTCAAAAGCTACGGTGCCGCTGGCCGAATTGTTGCGCTGGACCCTCTCGACCCGGCCCGGATGACGGTTCGCCGCAACCTGGACGGCGCGGTGCGCTACCTGTACGCCGATCCGCGCGGGCAAAAAGAGTTCACCGAGGGCGAAATCTGGCACATCAAGGGCTTCGGCACCGATGGCCTGATGGGGATATCCCCGATCACCGCCGGCTGGCGGTCGATGTGCGGCGCCACTGCGGCCGAAACCGCATCAGCCAATACATTTGGTAAGGGCATGCGCTTGTCCGGCGTGCTCACGATGAAGGAATACCTCGACCCGGCCCAGCGGGAGCAGGCGAAGGGCAAGGTCATGGGGGCGGTGTTTGGCGACGACCGTACCGGCAACATGATGCTGCTGGAGGGCGCTACCGAGTTCACGCAACTGTCGATGCACCCAGCCGACGCGCAGATGCTCGAAACGCGCTCGTTCAGCGTCGAAGACCTGTGCCGCTGGTTCAACATGCCGCCGTCGATAATCGGCCATGGCACTGCGGTGTCGAACTGGGGCACCGGCATCGAGCAAAAGAACTTGCACCTGATCCAGTACGTGCTGCGCGCCTACATGGTCCGCATCGAGCAAGGCATCAAGAAGTCGCTCCTGAAGCCAGCCGAGCGTGCGCGCTTCTTCTCGGAATACAGCGTCGAAGGCCTGCTGCGTGGCGATAGCGTAACGCGCTTCCAGGTGTACTCGACGGCCACACAGAACGGTCTGAAAACTCGCAACGAATGCCGCGCGCTGGAGAACGACCCGCCGCTGCCGGGCGGCGACGAGCTGACGGTGCAAAGCAATCTGATCCCGCTCTCGCTGCTGGGAAAAATTACCAACACCGCCCAGGCGGCCAAGTCGGCCGTGCTGTCCTGGCTTGGAATCAAGGAAAACGACAATGCAACTCCTCCACAAATCGATTGATCTGGAGCTGAAAAGCCTGACCGACAAGGGCAGCTTTTCCGGCTACGGCTCGGTGTTCAACGTCATCGACAAGGGTGGCGACATCGTTGCCCCTGGCGCGTTCGCGGAAAGCCTGGGCAAGTGGCAGAAGTCGGGCCGCACGGTGCCGGTGCTGTGGCAACACCAGTCGGACCAGCCGATCGGCGCTTGGGAGGCGCTGAAAGAGGACGACCACGGCCTGCTGGGCGAGGCGTCACTGTGGCTCGACGATGCGCCGTACGCGCGCCTGGCGCACAAGGGCATGAGCACCAAGACGATCACCGGCCTGTCGATCGGCTACCGCGTCAAGGATTACAGCGTCAACAAGGACACGGGCGTCTATACGCTGCAGAAGCTCGACCTGGTCGAAATCAGCGTGGTGACCAATCCCATGAACGACGACGCGCGTGTGGCCGACGTCAAGAGCTTGATCGAGGCCGGCCGCATGCCGACGCTCCCTGAATTCGAAAAGTTCCTGTGCGAGGCAGGCGGCTTTTCACGAACCCAGGCCAAAGCCATCGCCGGCAATGGCCTGACAAAACTGCTTGATCGGTGTGAGGCCGATGGCGAAAAAGGCGATGCAATTCTTACCGCACTGCGCGGTTTCACTCTCACTCTTCAAGGATGACAACATGACTATCGAAATCGAATTCAAACAGGAGCTGTCGAAATTGGGCGACCAGCTCAAGGCCCACGGCGAAAAAGCACTGGCCGAGGCGCAGCGCGGCATCTCCATGACTGAAGGCGTCAAACAGACTGTCGACGAACTGCTGACCAAGACGAGCGAGATGTCCGCCGAGCTTGCCGATGTGCAGCAGAAGCAGGCGCGTCGTGGCGCCGAGCAGGATCAGGGCGCCAAGTCGATGGGCGCACAGTTCGTTGAGAACGACGCGTTCAAAAAGGCACACGAAGGCGGCGGTTTGCGCCGCAAGGGTAGCCGCATCAGCGTCGATATCGACGCTAAGGCGATCACCACCACCAGCACCGGCGCCGGCGTGGTTGCTGACCGCCAGCCAGGCATCATCACCCAGCCGCAGCGCAAGCTGACGGTCCGCGACCTGGTCGCACCTGGCCGCACGGCGTCCAATTCCATCACCTACATGAAGGAAACGGGCTTCACCAACAATGCGGCACCGGTTGCCGAGGGCGCCCGCAAGCCGGAATCGACCCTCACGCTGGCGCAATCGATCGCCCCGGTGGTCAAAGTGGCGCATTTCATGAAGGCATCGACCGAGATTCTGGACGACTTCCCGGCACTGCAATCGTATATCGACGAGCGCTTGACCTACGGCCTGCGCCTGATCGAAGAGGCCCAACTGCTCAAGGGCTCGGGGGTTGGCAATAACCTGAACGGGCTCTACACCCAGGCGTCGGCCTACGTGGCGCCGATCGCCATCGCCGGCGCCACCCACATCGACACCTTGCGCCTGGCACTGTTGCAGGCGGAACTGGCCGAGTATCCGTCAGACGGCCTCGTGCTGCACCCGTCGAATTGGGCGGCAATCGAGCTGCTGAAGGACACCACTGGCCGGTACATCATCGGCAATCCGCAGGGCACGCTGTCGCCTACGCTGTGGAACCGCCCTGTGGTCACCACGCAGGCAATGTCGATCGCCACATTTCTGGCAGGCGCCTTCCGCATGGGCGCGCAGATCTTCGACCGCCTGCTCGCCTCGGTCGCCATCGCCACCGAAAACGAAGACGACTTCGTCAACAACCTGATCACGCTCCTGATCGAAGAGCGCTTAGCCCTGGTGGTCAATCGTCCCGAGGCGTTCGTCAAAGGCGCGCTGGCGTAAGCAACCCTGCCGGCGCCGCCACCCGGCTGCCGGCCACCAGGAGAACGACATGGCAGTAACGAAAATCAAAGCGCTCGACCAGTTCTCGCATGGCCGCCTGAGCATGGCCGCCGGCGACACCGACATGATCGAGTTGGTCGAGGCGCGCGAGCTGGCAAAGGCGGGCCTCGTCAAGATCGACGACGACACCCCGGCTTTAGTGCCGGAACCTGAACTAGCGCCGGCCGCCGGCGACACCGACATGATCGAAGGCGGCGCCAAGATGGCCGACGAGCCTGAGAACAAGATGGCCGATGCGCCGATGAACAAAACCAACAAGCCAAAGGCGAAATAATCATGTCGAAAACCGTTCGCCTGCTCTCAACGTACAAGGGCATCCGCCCGCAAACCATCATCACGGTGGATGACGCGACGGGCGCCGCACTGCTGGCCGGCGGCGTCGGCGCGACCACCGACCTTACTGGCGGAGTGCCGTACGTCTACCCCGCCAAGTTATCCACAACCGTGTCGGCAAGCCTTCAGGTTGACGGCGCCAACAATGTGACGGTAAAAGGCGCTGGCGCCGCCCCGATCGGCGGCTTGGTGCCGCTGGCAGCGCGCAATACGTTCTCGCTGGCGTTCGGCTCGGATCACTCCGACTTCATCAAGTATGGCGTCGGGTTGGACAACACGACGCTCAAGAGCATCTACAACGGCCAGTTCAAGATGTTTCAGGATCTCGGCCTGCGCCCCTACCTGGCCATCACCACGTCCGGCCCGGTAAAGCACGCGCCCGAGCAGGTCGGCGGCCCGACTGGCGGCGGCCTGCCGTGGGTGAATCTGCGCGAAATGCAGGACGCCGGCGTCGAAATGGTCTCGCACTCGCATTTCCACGTGCAAGCGTGGGACAAGCTGAACATGGGCATTTTCGTCGGCTACAACGGCGCCGGCTCGGCCGCCACCATCAGTATTACCGCGACCACCATCACGCTTGCGGTTTCTGGCGTGCCGAGCGACAGTGCAGTTCTCACACGCAGCAGCTACCCGACCCTCAATTCGCTGATCAATGCGATCAATGTGATCAACCCCGGCGCCTGGGATGCTCACATCGAGCCGCACACCGCATTGCTGGGCACCGAGCCTCTGTCGTGCCTGCTGCCTATCTCCGGCGCGCGCGCGGTGAAAGGCACACCGTCAGGCGACAACCGTCTGTTTTGCTGTGGCGGGGGCATCCACCTGGCTGTCAAGGACCAGCCGATAACCACACCAACGAAGGCGATGATCCCGGAGCACGTCAAAATCCGCATCCGGACGAACAGCTACTTGGAAGTGAGTATTGACGGCGTGGTCCAGTCATACACCAACTTGGCAGCGGTGGCGACCGACACCATGGCCGAGCTGGTTGCGGCGCTCAACACCGCGCACAACGCCCAGGGCCTGCTGTTCTCCCTGGCAGACAACGGCGGCGCCGGTTTCACGAACTACATGCGCGGCGACGAACTGTGCGTATCGATGGTCCATTCGCTGACGAATCGCACGGTCGGGCCGATCAACCTGGCAATCGAGCCGGCGGTCATCGAAGCTGGCCTGACTCAAGCCTATATGCGCGAGCGCCAGTGGGATGCGTCGATCGATACGGCCGAAGCCAACGGCATCCAGCTGAAAGGATTCGCCGAGCCAGGTAACGGGTTCCGTGGATCGCAGCGCGGCGGCTACGCTCGTTTCAAGTTTTTCCGGGGCACCATTCGCACGATGCTCGACCAGCAGCCGGTCACGTACCCGCTGTCCGCACTCAAGGCGCCCCTGTTCACGCGCTCCGATTGCATCGTCAGCGGCGGCTACACGACAGCCGCGCATATGACCGCACTCGCCGACGCCATGGCCGATTCCCCAGGGCACGCCTGCTGCCTGTTGTGGCACCGCCTGAGCACGAATGGCGGGTCGTTTGGCTATGACCTGGGCAACGATGCGACATTGCAGGACCAGACGGCGGCGAACGCCATGGCCTTTGGCGCTGCGCTGGCGTCGCACATTGCATCAGGCAGGATTACTCCGACGATGCTGAGCGATGCGGCGGATGCCATCGGGCTGGGGCGCGAACCGTTCAATCGGTTCTTCAATGCCAACTTCAAGACTGCCGGCTTGCCGATCCCGACGACGGACGGGGTTTCCGTCTTCAACGAGCGCGCCAACATTCCCGGCTGGATCGCGTCTTTCACCGGGGCGTCGGGGGCCGCGCTGCCCACAGGCGCCACGGTAAATATCGGTGCCGACGGCATGCTGAACTTGAACTCGCCGAACGCGGTCGCGGAATTCGCCATTCGCCAGTCGGTCATCCTGGATCGCAACGTCGAATGGGAGTATGGCTTCGACATTCGTGAGGCGAACCTGACCGCCGGGGCCGGTGCCCTGTTCAACGTGGTGCGCACCGCAGCGCGCCCGCTGTACGGCAATAACCTTGAGGCGAATATGGCCGTTACCACTGCGGTTGCCAGTGCCGGCGGCGAAATTGGTGTGAGCAACGCCACAACTGGCGCAGGGCAGATTGTGGGCCGCCTTTCCCTGGCACGATCGACTACTGGGTTCGACGCCGCGCGCATGGTCGGCTCGGTGAGCGGCCCGTATACGATCACTGCCGGCGTAAATGATGGCCTGAGCATTCAGATCAACGGCATCCCGCCTGGCGCGGGTATGACCTTGACGGCTGGCACGCTCACCGCCACCCAGGTTGTCGATGCAATTCTGGCGTGGATGAAGGCGGACTCGGTGTACAGCACCTACCCGGAATTTTGGGACATCGCCAAGGCACGGCGCGCCGGCCGCACTGCGCCGGCGCTGATCCTGGGCGACATGCAAAACATCTACAAGATCGTGGCCACCGGAACGGCGCTGCTGACCCTGTTCGGCGGCGTGAGCACCGGCGCCGGCCACATCGCCGAAGGCTACAGCGGCCCCAATGTCGACAGCGGCATGTTCGCGCTGGCATTCGTAATGCAAGTCAGTTTCCAGGGGAGCATGAAGCTCGGCAAGCCCTGGCTCAAACCATTGGAGATTTCGTGATGAAGACAGTAATGTGGGACGACGAAGTGAGCTGCTGCGGCGGCCACCGCAACGGAAAGGTGGAATTCGATGATGGCGAAGTCATTTATGTGAACGATGCCGGCGGCGGCTTCGCGGTGCGCGCGGTGCTCGGCGGCGACGTCAACACGGCATCGGTCCGCGTCAAGGGCGGCGAACGGGTTTGCCTGTCGCAGGCAGAGTTCGAACAGATCCTGGCCGCATGACCTCGCGCCAGATCACCCCACCGGTCGCGCTGGCGGTGTCCATGGCCGATGCGCGCGCGAGTGCCCGCGCAAACGGGAACGAACAGGACGCCGAGATCGAGATCCGCGTGCGTGCGCTGACCGCCGAGGCTGAGTACATCACCGGCCGCTCGATCATCAACCGCACGTATGAAGTGACGCAGCCCGGTTTTACCGGAGTGGTCCCGATACCATCCTCGCCGCTGGTTGAGGTGATCAGCCTGAAATACCTCGACGCCGCCGGCGCCACGCAAACGCTGAGCGAAGATGCCTACGTGGTCGACCGCTCAATCGAGCCGGGATTCGTCACCCTTGCTGCCGGCGCCACATGGCCGACAACGAAGCAGAGCCCAAACGCGGTAACCCTGACCGTGGTTTGTGGCTACGGAAATGACGAAACGGCGACGCCGGCCGCGTTCAAGGGCTACATCCTGGCCAAAGTCCGCGAATACTTTGCGCCGGCTGGAACGCCAGAATCGCCGCACCTTATCCGAGGGCTCGACTGTTTGAAGGTGCATAGCTGATGGCCGCCCCGTTCAAGTGCGACGAGAAGGTCACGATCGAGAAGCTCGTCGGGGATCTTGATCCGGTCTATGGCACCGAAACGAAGACTTGGGTTCCTGTGCTGGTGCGCTACTGGGCCAACGTCCAAGACGAATTGCCGAGCCGCGCGGAAACGACAAAAAACGGGCTGGGCAAGGCCGTCCAGCGCGCCAGGCTGCGCATGCAGGGCGCCCAAGCCGTGACGGCCGATATGCGTGTCGTCCTGCACAACCGGGGCGACCGGGTAATGCAGATCATCGCCGGCCCGGCGCGGCTGGACGACCGGCTTCACACCGAATTTCAACTGGAAGGATACTCAAATGGCTGACCCGAACATCACTGGCGGCCGGGAGCTCGATGCGTTCTTGCAGCAGTTCTCGGTCAAGCTCGAAAAGAACATCATGCGCAGCGCCCTGCGTGCCGGCGCGAATGAGTTCAAGGAAGAAATCAAGGCCAACATTCCCGTGGACAGCGGCGCGCTGCGCAGCAGTGTCCGGGTCACCACAAACGCCAAGGGTGGGCGCGTGACCGCGTCGGTCAAGATCGGCAACAAGAAGGCATGGTATGCGCGCATGGTCGAGTTCGGAACGCGCGCGCACAAGATCACGCCGCGCGGCGCCAAGGCGCTCCGGATCGCAGGCTATGTCGTTGCCGACGCCGACCACCCCGGCGCACGCCCGCGCCCGTTCGCGCGGCCGGCGTTCGACGCCAGGGCCGCGCGCGCCGCAACCGCTGTCGGCGCAAAAATCCGCTCCAGGCTGACCGCCGAGGGCATCAACCTACCAGACGCAGGGTAATCATGAAAATTTTGATGACGCAGACCGTACAAGGCTCGCTCGATGGCGAGACCGTGCGCGAGCTGGAAGAAGGAACCGAGTACGACACGGTTGATAGCCCGCGCGGGCTGCGACTGGCCAAGTATCACATTAAGCAGGGCGTCGCTGTTCCAGCGCCTGGCCGTACTGCGCCCGCGCCAGCCTCGAAGATCGCGGCTCGCAAGAAATGAGCGCAGTCGCAATCATCCGTGCGTTGCTGGTCGCCCATGCGCCGCTTATTGCCCTGGTGCCGGCTGCACGCATCGCCGCAGGCACGATCCCTGCCGGCGCTTTGCCAGCGATCGGTATCACGGAAATCAGCGGCAACGAACAAGACACGGTGGCGCGCGCCGGCAACAGCCTGGTCACCGCACGCGTACAGATCACGGTCTACGCGGCTTCCTACCCGCAGCAAAAGGCGGTCCTCAAGGCCGCGAAGCTCGGGCCCGGCGTGCATACCGGTTTGATTGCCGGCTACGAGGTGCGCAGCGTGCTGCGCTACCTGGTCGGCCCGGATATGGGCGACGACACGATCCCGACGTTCGAACAAAGCCGCGACTTCATGGTGACGTACATCGAGCCGGCCTGACCGAACCAGCTTCACCGAGCCGCCTCCTGGCTGCTCTTTTCATCCACAGTTTTATCAGCCCGCCCGTTTCGCAATCCAGCGAGCGGGCTTTTTTTTGAAAGGTACTACATCATGGCAGGCATTGATTTTGACACCATCGCCGGGACGAAGCTCTACATCGCAGCCGCCGCTCCAACCGTAGCAGACGGCCCGGGCGCCGCAGCTGCATTTGCCCTGCTCACCTGGGTCGAGGTTGGCCAGATCACCAACGTTGGCAGCGTCGAGGGCCGCGAATATTCGACAGCTACCCTCGCTACGGTCGGCGACGCGCAGGACCGCGAGAAGAAGGGCTCGTTCAAGCTGCCCAACGCGGAATTCGAATGCGCTTGGGCTGTTGACGACGCCGGCCAGATTCTCGTAAAGGCCGCATCGAAGAACTACTCCGTCCCGTCGTTCAAGGTCGTCAACCAGGACGCGAGCATCGACTACTTCACCGCGCAGGTGTCGAAGTTCGTCAAGAACGGCGGCACCAGTAACGACGCGGTGAAGGGCAACATGACGCTGCTGCGCCAGACCGACACCGTCACCGTTTAATCATCACGGCCACCTGGCCATCACTAGCACCGGCTGGCGACTGTCTCCTTCGTGGGAGCGGTCGCTGGCACGGGCATTTCATACCCACGAAAAGGAAATACCATGACTACCAACCTGAAAAAATTCGCCCTCATCGCCACCGTTGCTCACCAGCTGCGTGACGGCAACGACGAACTGATGTTCGCGGACGGCCCGGACGGCAAACCCGACGAATCGAAGCCCATGATCGCCCACATGTTCGGCCCAGGCACCAAGAAGTTCGCCAATGCGAAGGCGGCCCAGGCCAATCGCAACATGGACCGCTACAAGAAAAAGGGCAAGTCGGACCTGTCGGCCGAAGATCAGACCAAGGACACCGCTGAATTCCTAGCCGCAGTAACCGATCGCTTCGAGAACATCGAAGTCAACGGGCTGACCGACAAGGCGCTGTTCATGGCGGTCTACAGCGAATTGGAATATTGCTTCATCCCGGCCCAGCTCGATAAGCTGCTGAGCGACACCGCAAATTTTACCGCGACGTCGCCGACTGCCTAAGTCTCTACGTCCGGCACAGCGCCTGGCTCGGGGCTGTGCTGGAAAAGGCGGAAGGCGACAAATCGAAGGACCCGGCGAAGTCCCGGCTGCAACTCTTGCGCATGCAGGCGAACGACGAACGGTTTCAGCCGGCCATGCCGCCGCTCGAATGCGGCGAACACCTGGTTGACCTGCTGTGGACATGGGGGCCGACCATGTGCACCAGCATGGGCGACTCGCCGCTGACCCATCAAGAGGTCAACTACTGCCAGACGAACACCGGCATCGAGCTGTCCGCATGGGAGGCCGAAACCCTCATCAGGCTCTCACGCGAGTATTTCGGGGAATCGCATCGCGCCCCCAAGCGCGATTGCAAGCCACCCTTCGCCGAATCGACGGAAGGCGAACAGGTACGAAACGCTGAGATTCAGCAAAAAATGAGAAGTTTTCTCGGAAGATAGGCCAGCTGCGTGCTGGCCTTTTCTTGTGCGCCCAGCATGGGCGCACTCTTGTGGGTGAAAGTCCCGCCGCGAGCTGACCACAGTGAGCGAAGTGAAGCGCAACTGCATGAGGGTGACCGAGTGTGGAAAGGAAGCGTGGAGCGAAA